ATCTATTTGATTTTTCCTGGAATACTTTAAGAAGTGGGAACCAACGAACCATAAGTTCTCTTCCTGATTTTCCATCTCCACCCTCTACCGATATGCGAGGCACACTTGATGTAGTGTAAAGGCGATCTTCGAGATATTTTATAAATTCTAATGATTCATTGATCTTTGGATCTAAATTTAGAACATTGGCGGTCGCGCCTTCTGGTATATTTACGGCTCTACCTGGATGAACTACAACTGTTTCACCAGATTTAAAACCACTAAATACAATAGGTGTACCTGATTGCATCTTAATGGTATAACCTAAGTGTGTAAGGAGTTGATTAATGTGTGAATTAAGTTTTCTTACAACTGTAGCGATAGGATAACCTACATAAGCATTGTGTACTTCTTCTCCCTGAAAGTTAACGAATGGTAAGAAACCAAGATCGTTAGGTTGTGATACAACCATGTTGTTGCCTTCATATATCACTACTGAATCACTAGTCCAGATTTGTTGTAGGATAGTCTTTTCAATTTGTGGTTGTTTGCGGCCGTCTGATGTTACTGGTGAATTATCTACTAACCTGGATAGTATTCGAGTGAGCGCAATCGCATCAGCAGTATTAGGATCATCATCATTTCCAGCAGAAGAGAATTCAGAAGCGTCATATATAACGAGCCTAATCTTTCCGGGGAGATCCTCATCATTAGTAGGATGGATAAGCACGCTACCTGTAAGTTCTGCATAAAGGTCTACCTTTCCCAGTAGGGAATCTATCTTATTGTCTTTATAAACTTGTTCTATAAACTTTATAGATTGCGATGGGCCATCAAATTCTCTTACCAATGGACGGGCATACAACATTGAACATCTTTTGGTCATAATAGGCTTTGTTATATTCATTGTGATGGGATTAACATCATCATTCATTAATATAACGTCATTTTCTTGCTTACCGTAATAATAGTTCTTATTGAGCTCAGCGGCTTCTTTTCTTTCTTTTTCTTCAAGATTATAAGTCTCAGAAAAAGCTCTTTGGGTTACCGATATGGGCATTGTGTCCCATGCTGAAAAGTTAGTTGGCATTGTTATTCTCCATTGCACTTTCTACATATATGTGGTGGTTGATTTTTGGGTGTTCTACTAGGAAATGATGATTTACAGACCTGACATCTTTTCATTACTACTCTTGCCCTAGACTGTAAATCGATTCCATAATTATACTGCTCTGGGACCTCAGCAATCCACTTATTTTGATCAAAACAATTAACAAAGAAGTATCTTATAGCATCACACATGTGGTCATGGAGACCATCTTTTAATGCTTCTTCTTTAATCGTTTGATATCTTTGGCTTTCCTTAGTATATGTGTAACCACTAAGAGAACGTACTGTTTCTCTACATTTATTAGTAACGTAATATTTGCGAGAACCATTGGCTGATTGTATAAAAGAACGTACTAAGGCTATACCAGGAGCTATTTCAGTACCCTTATTATACACCTTCCATCTATACGGACTCATTCTAAGGCTATCTACTGGTGATATACCAGATGATAACTCAGCAGCGTTGCCGGCTGGATCTGTGTATACACCTTTTACTGCATCAGGTGTAAGATTATGTTCTTTTAATTTATTAATAATCATATCTTCAATTATATCTATACTTTTACGACTTATATATAATTCATCAAACTGTATAACTTGTTCTAATAAGTTATTAACAGCCATAAAACATACAGCAGTTGGGTTAGCAAAACCAAAGTCCATACCAAGGTATATATCCCAATCATGCCCAGATGGAGAAGCGGACTCTACCATGTTCTCATCAGTAAAGTTATCATATACAAGACCTTCTTTGGTAATGAATTCAGCTAGATACTCTTGCCTAAAGTCTGTTTCTGATACGGTTGCGGCTGCTTGTTTTAATTCATCCTCAGTTATTAAAGGATTCTTCCAGGTTGGCCAATGCTCATATAACCACATATCGTCTAGACTAGCCACTGCTGCTTGATCATAGAACCAATTACGGCCATTAGGAGTAGATATTAGGAGTACCTTACCATTACGGTCTGATAAGGCTGGTCTAAGCGCTCTAGTCCATATATCTGGCTCAACAAATGCAGCCTCATCAATCACTAGATAAGTTAAACCTCTACCACGTAACGATCTTTCGTTATCAGCACCTTTAAAGGATAGAGTAGAACCATTAACGAACTTAACCCTTAACAAGGTCTCATGTACTGACTCTAATGCAGGAGCTAGATCTTCTCTAAACTCTTTAAACTCTTCCCAACCGTATTTCTCTAGCCATATTGATAGTTGGCGCGACCCACCAGGCATAAGCTTTGGGTACTTCAAGACAATGTTTAATAAGCTCCATAAGAGCCATCTTACTCTTACCTACTCTACGGCCACCTACTATTAACTTATAACGTTGATCTGATGAATGTATATTGCTTTGATACTCATAAGGAGCATAATCAAGTTCAATTGTTTGCATTAATATCCTCTAATGAATTTGATTCCAATAGATACTTCCAATCAACATATATCTTATAAACATCCAACATAAACCTTTTAGATACATCTAGATCTAAAGCATTAGCCCATATAACTATCTCTTCCATACCTTCTTTGTATGTTTGGGGAATATCAAAAGCCATATATGATATCTTTTATAGTCCAAGAGTTAGCCTGTTTTATGATGCGATCTTTCTGGCCTTCACAAGTATGACTAATGTTCTGTGTATTAGTATGACATCCATGACAGTAGTATGTCAATGTTTCCTCATCTATTAAAATAAACGGATTATCTGATACCATATTTAACTATCCCTCCATTTGAACATTATGTTAAAGTCTTGTCCTCTACCCTCTGCAATATCTTCTAATCTCTCTATTCTTTCCAGCAATAACTTAATATGCTGCCATGAACCCTTTTCTTGTGCTTGTTGAAAAGCCAGGTGATACAAAGTGGGTTCCATGTCTTTTAGTAACTCTTTGCATGTTTTGCGGACTTCTTCTTGAAAATCTGAATCTTTTCTCCACTGTCGTAATGTCTCAGCAGATGTATTAACTAAATCAGCTATTTCTTTATAAGTTCTTCCGTCCTTGGGCTAATAGTTCAATCGCTTTTAATTGATCTTCATTAAATATTGATTTCATCTTACAACCTCTGCTTGTCTATAATATCCTGTAACTTTTGTGCCATCTGTTCTAGTATATGAATCTACATATATTTTTATTTGTTTTTTAGCATAGGGCGCAACTGATGATTGTAATTTATTTATTCTCTTTTTTCTTTCATCTTTATCAACAAATACAAAAGTACTTGCAACTGGTATAGTAAGTCTACCAGATGCATATCCAGCTACCTGAGTACCAACAAGACCTTTTTGACTGCCATATACGTCTCTAGCTCCTGCTGTGGCATTCTTTAAGGCTCTTGATAATTGAGATGCTGATTTAACTTGTCCGCTTGTTCTTAAGAATTCAACTTCATTTTGTAATATTCTATAAAATGTTCTTAATTGTGGCGCAGCTATAATCGATCTAGGAGTTCCTACTAAAAGGCTTGAAGCAGCTGTACCTGTTGCTTCACCTAGAAATCCTCTTACATAAGCAACTGCAAAAGCTTCTTTCTTATTTTTAGGAACTATAGTTAATCTTAAACTTTCCAATGCAATATCTCTTGCTTTATTATAAGCTTTTGATCTACTTTTACCAGCTATAAATTTACCACCAACCTCAATTCCCAATACATCAATTCCTTCTTTTCCTGCAGCTGCACTACCAGGTGAAGATAAAGTTTTTAATGTATCTGCCAATCTACGATTAGTTAAATTTGCATAAGCTTTTATTATTCCTGTTTTTGTTTTATTTTCAATATAATCAGTACCTTTATTTAAAATATTAGCTAAATTTCTAGCATTGGATTTTGAAAATATAGAATTATTAATTCCAGTTGTGGCTGCTTGTTTTAATTGTTCTTCCGCTAAAGCTATAATTTCATCTTTAGTAAGATTTTTAATTTCTTGCGCGCCCACGTTTTTAAAGAAATTTTTAACAGTTCCAAGACCATATTTTTGAACTAATTCTTTTGTAGCAGGTAAAAGAACTGCTCTAAATTCTGCTACACCTATTTTTGCTAAGAGTTGTTCAATCACTAACCACATACTATATCCTTAAAAGGCATCAGGCATTGGTGCAATGGTTGCAGTCTGTCCAGTGTCTATATCATCTATAACGATTTGCATTTCGTTATTTTGCGGGTTCTTTTCTAATCTACCTATTATAGTAACTTTATCTTCCACTTTAGCATTGATTAAAATATTAGACAGTGCTTGTGGTCTCGATGTTCTAAATAAGACTGCTTGGATTGGTGAGTCGTTATCTTCTTTAATCGTTGTAAAGATAATTTTTTCTTTTACGATTGGTTGTTTTGTTATTGTACCTGTAATTTGCATGCCATATCCTTTGGATTGATTGTGATGGGGGAATTGAATCAATCAAGTTCAATCGATTGATAGTGGATTGATTCATCAGCTAGGATCCAATGAATCAATCCGATTATACAATAGCACAGTTACGCGTAGGTGTCAAGTCCGTGGTATAATATATCCATGACAACAGGGCGACCATATCAGAACACACCAGAGTCAATGAAGGCTTTGGCAATAATAGATTCTACCACAGGTTGCTGGTTGTGGCCAAGAGCTAAAGATAGAGATGGATATGGTAGGTATGTTTATCATGGTGTAGATCAATTTGTCCATAGACTATCTTACCAGTTTTGGATTGCACCACTTGAACCACGCATGGTGGTTATGCATTCGTGTGATACGCCATCTTGTTACAACCCAGAACATTTAAAACAAGGAACTCAAAAAGAGAACAATGCAGACTGTGCCAAAAAGGGAAGAAAACCCAAAGGTGAGAAGAATGGAAATTCCAAACTGACAGCTTACCAGGTTACTAAAATTAGACAATGGAGTTATTTTGATAAAGTCTCTAATGAAGAATTATCTAAATTATTTAATGTATCAAGAAGACAAATATATAAAATTATAAATGGAATTAATTGGAAGGAATAGATTTCTTTTTATCTACTTTATTAAAAATATTATTTACTTCCTCTGATGATAATTTTCCATCATCTAAAAATGCCCTAGCAAGTCCCTCAACAACAGTAGCAACACCAGCCATACCAGCCATAAAACAAGCTTTATAAATATCTACTCCAGCAATAGCTCCTGCACCAATTACGCCTAATCCTGATGCTGCAAAGGTTGCAACAATTCTCATTATAATATTTTGTGTTTGTTTCATATTAAACCCAACCATTAAACGGATATCTAAATTTTGGAACACGAACAGCAAGATCATATCCAACTAATTTAACACTATTAGTATCTAAACTAGATAGCAATATTTCACCCTGAGCAAAGTATCTTGACGATAAAGTAGCTAAAAACAAAATGCTTTCATTTCTATCAGCTAAATCATCTCCACCAATAGATGTACCACCAATAGATATACTGCCCACTTTAGCACTAGAGTTTTCACGCATATTTGCAATGATTCTATCATCAGATAAATTTTGATATAAATTGCCTAATGCTATATTAATTTCAGATTCTTTTAATATTCTTAATGTTGCGTTATATTTGCGGCGAGCAGTATCTGTATCAAAATCGTTAAATCTTTGTACATCCATTTCAGATGTTCTAAAATCAATAACAGCGCGCGCTCTTTTTAAAGCAGAAGAAACTCTAAACGTTGGGATGTCTTCTGTGGTTAAATTGGCATATTCGTATACATCTTGCGTAGTCGCATAGTGAGCCCCGTCAGACGTGCTAGAGACGGCTAGGAAGGGCGCTGCAGCTACCCATGTGCCTCCAAAGACAGAGTCTGAAAATGGACTATAAATATTTTCATTATTATTAAAGAATCTTACTTTGTACCATCTTGCGTCATTTAATTCTGTGGCATAAAATGAAGTAATTCCATATTCATAATCAGCATTAGCTTTTAATGTATAAACACCATTTTGTGATTC